CATATTCTGTCAACATTATATTTTCAGGATCTGATCCATCATAATCATCAATTACAATAACCTCAGCTAATTCATAACTTCCATTTAATACATCAGCTATTTGTACAAGACAATATGCTGCGTCATATTCATTACTATAACTTGCAATACCCACTGGGATAGGTGTTGCACTTGAACTAATACCTGTTGATTGAGCAGACATTTCTGCGTAAGAGAAATCATAAGATCCAATTCCAATATATCCCTCAGTTGCAATACCAATTGATACTGCATTAATGAACGCAGTTGTCATACCAGCATCAGGTGTATATGAAAGAACAAGATCATTACCATCCATGAATGGGAAGTAAGTTCCTATGTTACTTGTAGATGAATATGCATCAACTGAATGAATTGTTAATTGACCATATTCTTGGAATCCTACATTTGTGCCATCATGAATTAAACTTACTTGATCATATTCAACACTTCCATTTAATGTACCACCACCCGCTTCAACACTCATTAATACTTTAGCTGATCTATGACCTGATATATTTGTACCTATACCACCTAGTGTAAATACAGTCCCTGCTGCCCCTCCAGCGATTGTAACAGCAGTTGTGGCAATACTAATCAAAGATCCATTTAGACCTGTTGTAGGGTTAGCAGGTGCCCCCGGAATGGTTGTGCTACCACATGATACAGTATCAGTTGATATTCCAAGTTTTTGAGTATCAATTTGATAAGACCATAAAACAACGTTGTAATTATTAAGTTTAAATTTATTTGGATAATATCTTAAAACAGATTCATTACCTTCAATTGCATAATCAAATGATCCCAAGTCTAAAACAGTTTCCATGTCACCATACTGATTAAGCATTGTCTGGCCTCTACCAGTATCATGTAAAGTGTTTATTATTGAAAATTGTCTTTCACCAGTGAATAATCTATCAGAAACAAGAGCAAAGAACATTTGTGTTCTTCCGTCAGTTAATGCATTACGATAAACATCTGCATAAGGAGTTGATCTTGCATTGTTATTAAATATTCCACTAATATCATCTATTTGAACGACTCGGTTTGATACAGATTCTGAGTAATCTGTAATAAGTCTTGTCTGGAAGTTTATTTCATCTGAGAATGGTTTTTCAACTCCTTGTAAATAATTTTCTGTTGCCAGATCAAAATCATATACGGTGTTTAAACTTTCCACTCCAATTAAATCAACTAAAGTAGTCACAACACTCTTTGTAGGATCAATAGATGATAGTTTATTAGATGATGTTGAAAGTTTATCAGATTCAACTTGTAAGTCACTAAATTTTTTAAATCCAGCTGTATGATTAAGAGATCCAACTATATCTTCCCACTCTTTAACTTGAACTTTTGATTTGATTGCATATGAAAAAGCGTGATAATAATCATTATCATGAACTCTTTGTAATTCGTTATTTAAAAATCCAGTATTATATTCCCAACCATTTTCAACAATTGAAAAATAATCTAAATTGTATTTTCCTTCAAATTTAATTATTTCTTTGATTAATCCTTTTGCACCAGTTGGTGAAGCATATGTTTTACCACCAACTCTCTCTCCTCTAAATCTAACTTGTTCAATCAACTTACCTTTTTCAAATTCTCTATTACTTTCGACAGTAAGATACTTACTAGAATTATTCCAATCAAATACTGTTCCTTTTATTTGAGTTCCTGATGAATCAAAACTTTCTACCTCATCACCCTCTCTAAATTTATTAGGTTGTAATTCAATATCAAATTGAGGGAACCACTTATCGGGTATCAATGTACACACTGAGTTAACTGAATCAAATATTCCGGGATAATCAACATTTTTAGATAAGTAATTAGACATATCATATTTGACAGTTCCAATTCCTCCATAATTAGGAGTTACTTCGGTTATTTCAAATCGAGCATAATCATATCCTACAGAATTAAAACCAGAGGCTGTTGATCCAACACCAACACTTGCATTTTCAACTAAAACTTTATCACCAACAGTAAATGGGAAGGGATCGATATATGTTCCTGAATAACCAACAACACCACTGAATGCATTTTTAATTGTTGCAGTTACATGTTGACCATCATTATCGTAAACTAAGTTTGAAACTCGAATTCCATTTGAATTACCTGTTGGGATAATAGTCGGAGTAGCTGCGTTCATAGACTCACTATTCTTTAATATCTCAACAAATAATTCATCAGATCTATACCTTAAATCAATATCTGTAATTTGTTTTTTAGTTACTCCATCAAGAACTACTAAACTTGGAGTTTGAATATATCCCTTACCTAAAGAAGTTATACCGATTGATTTAAATCCAGTCAGAGGTGTTATTCTTAGAACTTGAGGGAATATAAGTTCTGGTTGTAAAGTTGAATCAGATGGATAATCGAATCCTATATTTTCTAAAGTTGTCTTTGTAACTTTACCGATGCTAGAACTGAATGATTCTAAAACTACTCCACTACCAACGTTTGATGTTACAGTGGTAATACCGGGAACTTCTAAGTATCCACCACCACCATCAATCACAGTGATCTCTTTTATACCACCATAACCCGTAGTTGATATTGTTGAATATTTTAATTTTGAATCAGATGATGTAAATGATGATGCTTCGGGTGTCGAATCTATATCATAAGTAAATGTTGTAGAACCAGTTGAGGTTATTTTAAACGTACCACTATACTTACTATCTTGAATAATTAATTGATTATTTAAATTAATTTCATCATCAACAACAATTTCTTTATTTTCTAATTTGTTCTCTGTTGTTTCAATTGCATTTAATTTGTAATATAAAAGATTTGGTGTAGCGTCATTTAATTTTAAAGTCAATTTAGCATCAGCTGTAACACCAACTGTGCCTGTGTTAGTTACTTCAAAAACATTACTTGTTCCATTTGTTTCATATTCCTGTGTGAATTGATTATCTTTATATAATTTAAAATTAAATGCTGGTAAACTTGATGTATTTTGAATGAATGACAGAGAGGAATCTGATAAATCAAAATTAACAGTAGACCCTCTGAACAATTTAATTGATGGATTGACCGGAGATATAGTACCAGCAGTTGTTATTGCAACTTTTACAAAATCAGGCTTTGGTTTGGTAACTTCATATGAATTTTCAACAAGAGATAATTTATCACTATCAATAACATAAACATAATATTCTTTGTTATTTGTTAAAGAACTCTCTGACCCACTAAAAGTATGAATAACTTTTTGACCTGTAACCAATCCATGATCTGCAATATTAATTGTGTTTGGAATACCTGTTGATGAAGTAGCGGATGTTATACCAGAGTCATTAAATGAAAGTGGATTAAATACTGTTTTCCTATTTGCAACATTGTATTTTACTGTTACAGTTGTAGAAAGTCCTGAACTAGCATTAATTATTACCGTATCATTGTTTAATAAACCATGTGTTGCTGTTCCAACTACACTTACAAAATTTCGTTTAATCTCACCACTGATAACTGGATATTGAGTTTTTAAACTGTGATTAGTTCCAATACCAGTGTTTAAGAAATATAATAAACCTTGAGTTCCAAGACCAGCTACATCACTTATAGTTGCACCTAAACCAATAAATCCACCTGTACTTCCTATACCAATTTTGACAGTTGAAAGTCCAATAAAATCATTTGATATTTTTCCTACAAATAATGGTGCATTTTGAAATAATGTTTCATCATTTGCGGGAACAGCACGTTGAAACTTAACATTAAATGCAGTTTCATTTGTAGCATTTAGTTGATAAGTAACTACATCTCCAGTTTGTAATCCATGATCTGGTAGATATATTGCTCTTGATGGAATGAATATCTGAGTCTTTCCTGCACCGGGATTTGATATCTGTCTAAATGTTCCAACTCCAACTGCAGCTACATCTGCTGGTGTTGAGATTCCAACTGCTTCTTGTGGGTTAAAATAATATTCCCTATTTCTTCTAGAGACATAAGTGGTAGTAACTCCAGTATTAAATGAAAAACTTCTTGGCAATTCCTCTAGAACCACAGATGCTGTATGAGATACTCCAGTCGTATTATTATGTCTTCTTAAAACTCTTATTCTTTTTGATAGTTCATCTACATTTAATACTTTAATTTGTTCTGTACCAACACCAACTTTAAATACATCATTTTCTCTTACTGATTTTAAATTACCTCGAACAGGGAAAAATGATATGAAGTCATCATCAGTTGAAATAGGAGCACTAACGTCTTGTGTTAATTCAAGTTTATCAGAACTTATACCAATATTATAAGATCCTTTTAAATTTGCATCGGTTGTAGATAATCCTCCAACATTAACTAAAGTATTATTTTTTAATTCTAAACTTGTTGATGCTATACCAACAAATAATCCTTTCCCTGCTGGATAAAATTCAATATTAGATCTAGTTAAACTTGAGTAACTAACTTCAGAAATATCTGGGCCGGATATTTTACTTACTTTCGCAGTTGCTTTGAATGATGACTCAATACTATCATCAAAAACTACTGTATCATTTACTTGATAATTTATTCCCTCTGATAAAATACCAACATTTGTTACACCACCTTTTTCAGCAAAATCTATAGAAGAATCTTGAGCGACATAATTATTGGATTGTAAGAAATAATCATATCCGCTAAAATCTTTATTTAAAGAATATGGGTATGTATTTCTAACGCAATTAGATTCTTTAAGATCATAATATTCTTGGCTCGATGATCTTAAAAAATTAAATTTATTGGGTTTTGAATTATAACTATCACCAATTAAATATGGAAATTTTGGTTTTTTGAAGTTTTTAAATATACCATCGGAAGCAGCAGTTGTATCAAAAGTGGCAAAATAAGCATATGTGCCATTTGGATACTCTGGTGTTACACAAAATCTACCATTATTTTCATCTAAAACACTATCATTATTTGATGGTTTATATGTAAAGTCCTCTACAAAAAATTCAGGAGGAAATACGCTTGTTGGTGGTCTATTTTCTTTTTTTATAGATTCATCAACATATCCCGATGCTAATTGAACAACGTTACCACCAGTTTTATTAATAAATCCGAAAGGGCCATATATTGGATGACCATCATATGCATAACCTAAAATTGGAGAATGAGAGTCGTTGTCGGATTCAACACCATTTAATAATTTTAAATCTTTTTTACCATATAGTATAGTTCCATCTGAAGCTGAAGCATACGATATTTTTCTTAAATTTCTAGGAGCATAAGCATAAGAGCACTGCAATCCATAATCAGAATTAATTGGTTTACTAATAAATACGTCATCATCATTTAAATTAAGTAAATTTTTGGCAACTTCATTTACTGTCCACTTTTGAATTGATGGTTCAACTTTAACCCCACTTCCTGCAGAATCAATTCTAACAAAAGTACTAGAAACTCCATATCCAACTCCACTACTTTGAATATTAACAGAAATTATATTGCCTGAAGAATTTAATTCAGGAGTTAACTTAGCATCTGAACCAATACCCAATACAACTAAATCAGGTGGTGAATTGTAATCAGTTCCTCCATAACTAACACTAACATCAACTATTCTACCATTTGCAACTACTGGTGTTATGACAGCATCTTTTCCAGAGTATAAATCTACTTCTGGTTTTCTATTGAAATTAAGTATCTCTGATGCACCATAACCAACGCCAGTATTAGTTAAATTAATTGCAGTTATTTCGCCTCTTACAATCGGTTGAACAACAGCTTCATAAGTTTTTCCCGCAATAGAAGATAATCCAACTTTACCTATTACTTCTACATTAATTGGTGGATAATTAAATTTATGTGTTCCTAATCCAACACTTCTAAAATTATTATATTGTTTTGTATCAAAGTAAAAACTATTAGCAGTTGTGCCTACTCCTACATTTGATAATTTAAATGTATTTTTATCAACAACTGTAACATAGTAATCCAAAGAAGTAGATAGTCCATCTACCGCAGTTCCGTCAAATGAGTATCTTACTATCTCACCGTTTTTATAATCATGATCTGTTATATTAATTGAATTTAAAGAAGTATTGATACCAGTCGAATTACATGTCTTTTCCTTATTTTCATAACCGGATCCATTATCAATCAATACCACTGAACTAAGTATAGTCTTTCCATTAAGAGATTTAAATGATTGAACTCCATTACCAAAATTAGTAATAGATATGGTGTTGATTCCAGTTACAGCCTCATCATATGTGGGGTGTAATTTAATTGAATATTCACTTTGACTTGAAGCATAATAGGTTGCCTCTGTAGATAATCCTACTAAAGGAATGCCACCCAGAGGGTCGTATACGACTCTCTCACCCGTTCTAAACTTATGATAGGTAGTAAATCCTATTGAAGAAGTATTTACTCCAGCAGTGCTACTTGATACTGATCCAATATTAACTGTTCCAAGACCGACACCATCTGCATTAAAAATTACTTCATGTTGAACTGTATTTAATTTAGCTGCAGCATTTGCGTTAACACCATTACCACCAGTAATTTTAATAACAGGTTGTTCAATGTAATCGAATCCAGAATCTAATATTCTTATTTCTTTAAATGATCCCTTCACAGAACATGTTCCTGTAGCTCCAGAACCGACATTATCCGTAATTGATAAAAGTGGTGGATTTATTACATCATATTCCTCACCAGCACTTAAAATATCAATCGAATCTAAAGTTCCATGATAGACAACATTTTTTGATTTATAATTTAAAACCTCTACACCATTTACTAATACACCAGTAAATCCCGGAGTTGTTTCGTGAATATGTCCATCTGATATCGGTGTTGAAACTTCTCTAAAAAGTTTTTGAGACTCAATTACTTTTCCAGTAAACTCATACTTTTCAATATCATTTGATGTGATTGTTACGGTATCAACGCTATTTGGAGTTTTTACTTTTACAAATATGTTACTGTTTATATCTGATTGACTTTTTGCAAATTTAACTTTGTTAGCATCAATTCTCTTTAAAAAATATAAACCCTCATCAAAAATTTGACTTGCTATAAACTCTTGCACAATTACTGTGCCATCAGGTAAAGTATTAACAACTTTTGTTTTTTCCGGTGTATAATAAACAGCATCTCCAGTAAAATAATTATGATCAACTTGATCGGTAATTATTATTTCTTCGTCATTTAAATTATATGTGCCACTAAAAGTAAATTTCTGAAATTTAGGATTTAATTTAGTAACTCCTGTAAATGGTAAAGAAGAAGATGCAATTAAAATTTTATTTGAATCTGGATTTGGTATTATGTAATCATGTGGATAAGAAACATGTTGTGACCCAACCATTCTTTTACCTTTATGTTCATGATAAGGCCCATAATAAGGAATACCATTTACAGTTCCAATATCAGGTTTAAGATAAACATTTTGAATATTAGCAGTAAATTTATTTAAATTAGGATGAAGATCAGAATCTATTTTTGAAATTCTACGAGTAACTTTTGTAACTTTTCTGGGATCAGAAATACCGGTACCAGTAATCAAACATGTATTTTGATCAAATACATCGGTAACAATATATTCTTTATTTGATGCAGGATCAAAACTTGAAGTAATTTTATCACCCCATTGAGATCCCGAAGCAAAAGTTTCATGTGTTGTTACTCTATCACCAATTCTTAAAATATTAACATCTTCTGTAACGAGTTTATACGTATTATTAACAGAATCAATAATTTCAAGTGTTTTTACAACATAACTTTGTGCTGTATTAAACAGCCAATTATTTTGTTTAAATCCAGAACCAATTTTACCTAAAGATTTAATTTTTATTTTTGATCCTTTCTTTTGATAATAAGTATCCGATGGAATTTGTATATCTTTTAAAACAGATCTAATTTTTAATCTTATTCCATCTTCAAATTCATCATCAGCTGCATATGCAAAAGTATTTTGATCAACAAAGGTATTATCCGATATTGTTGCTGCAATTCCAGTTGTGTTAATTCCTAAAAATTGATTTATTGTTTTATCTGAATATGTACAAACACCAGATTCACCACTTTTATATAAAAATGATAAAGTTCCCGAATTTGGAAATCCAAGAGTTGAATCAACATCTAAGAATGTTTGTGCGATTCCAACTTGCCCAATAATTTTGGTTTTTGAGTGTTCTGAAAACTGACCATATAACAATTCAGTTGAGGCATCACCCTGATTATATGAACCATCAAGACTTACCTTGTAGTAAGTGTTAGTAAGTATTCCAACTGATATTTTTTCAACTGCACTAATTGGAGCATATGCTTTTGATATATTTTCAAACGAATCTTGGAATAAAGTTTTATTTAAAAGGTCTTCTGGATCACCAGAATCAATTTCAACAATTAAATCTCTTGTAACTCGGTAATTTGCGTTTGAAGGTGAAATAACATTGTCTATCGGACGATTAACTTCAACATTTTCGCCATATAAAGCACCAAAGAGTATTTTGAATGACTCATCAGTACCTCTTGTTGAATAAAAATCTTTGGATTGACTTATAAACTGAGCTTGATTTAATTTTTCATCTAAATCCTTTTGAAATCCATATAAAAATTGATTTTTTGTCTTTTTAAGAAATTCATCTAAAAATAAAATACTTAGGTTATCAACTTTTGTGCTTTTTTCATGATTTTGAGCTACAGATGTAGAAAAAACAAGATTTTCTGGATCTGATGGATTACGATAAGAAGTAATACCACTAAAACCTCTAGTACAATTAACGAAACTTATATCTGTCTTTGTTTCATATGTTATTACTTCATCATTAATCTTAATTAAACCATAATTATCAGGAAACCCATTAGTATTTGAAACGAATATGGTTGATGTTGTTATTCCTGCATATTTTGTTGTCGAAGTTGATTTTGTAGTATTACCATTTTCACTTACTTTTATATAAGAATCAATATTCTGTATTAAATCAACTGGCCCACCTTGATATTCTTGTCCAACGTAGTATTGTGATAAAAATTCACCAACCAATGGAAAATCATCTCTCACATATGAGGGAAGTTGATTTTTTACGATTTGATTTAACTTAACTCTTTTTTCTGACATCTTATCTTATGATGTTTCCGTTAGAATAACTTGTTGTAATAGTATAATTGGAACCTGATGGATCTGACCCAGAACTAATAGCATCTACAACCATATCAACTGTACTACTATCTAGTTGCAAATAAAGATCCTGTAATCCGATAATATCATTTGATTCTGGAGCAACTGATATTTCCAATATTTGAACGTTGTCTTTAGTTTTACCTGATACAATATTTATTGGATCTAAAGTTATTCTTCCCGTCTCATATTTAATAATACCAATGTTCCTTCTTTGTATAACTGGTGTGGACGTACCTGCATTTAATGAGAATAATCCAATTTGTCCTGTTTTTTGATCTGAATTTGGAACATCAAACAAATAAACATCTGTATTAATGTTTAAAACACGAAAAGCACTTGAACGAATGTTAAATCCATTCATTGATTTGATATGAAACTGATTTCCAAAGTCAACAGCATACTCAGCAGTCTCAGAAACAGCTAATCTAAGGTCTCTTCTCATTTCAACTGTAGTAATATTGGATGTTACCGATTCATGACTTTGATCGATCACTTTTAAGAACTTACTATACTTAAATCTTGCACCATAACGGTTTAAATCTGAAGACTCTGAGTATGAAGTAATATCCCTTTGTATTTTTGATGATACAAATGAAGAATTAGGTGCCAAGTTTGGGTTATAGTATACATTACTTCTTGTTTCAACAAACAAATACTTCAAATCAAGTATTTCTGGAATGATTCCGGCAACAGCATACTTTTTTAAGTCTCTTTTAATGTTTTGTTTAATTAAATTTGGTACAAAATCACCATTTCTTGGTTTTATACTTATAAAAACCTTTCCATATTGCGGTGGAACAAGATCTTCACCACCAAAAACTGATATGGATTCAGTTTCTGGGTAAATTTTATTGGGAATTAGTATTTCATAGTCATTTGCACTTAAAGCTCTGTTCTGAGTGGCATATACTTGCGGTGCAAACCTTCTTACAGACTCTACACTCTCAATACTTTCACCACCACTTGATGAATCTACAGATGATAATAGCGAAATGCCACTTGTGACTGCATTTTGAAGAGAATTTCTCGTATAATATAAACTTCCAGAAAAAGTAAAACTGTTTATACCATTTCCTTCAGATCCTGATGTTACAATATAACTTATTTCGATTACATTCCCATCTTCCAGTGCTTTTCCAAATACACCGTCACCAAATATTAACTCATATTGCTCTCCAGTTACCTCATGAACAAAATAAATGTTAGAATTACTATTTACAACTGTATTTGTATCCTCAGTAAACAGATTTTCTTGCTTTGTATACTTAACAGATACTGATGAGTCAGCTGAAGGACGCACAGAAACCACTAAACTATCTAAATCGATGCCACTATTAGGTAAGATAAACTTTTGATTTGGATTTCTTGAAGAATATGTAAAGGTTTGACTCAAATAAGACCCTTCAAATACTTCAAGTAGGTTAAAATCGGCAATTCCGTCAATAACAGAGACTGTTACATCCTCTGGAATACCAAAAACAAAGGATTGTCCGTTAAATTGACCACCTGTGCTTGCTATAGGGCCTGCTCTGAGAGTTAAATTTGCTGGTGCAGGTGAAATATCTGATAAATCTACAAAAAAGTTTACAAATGCTCTTGATGATTTCTTTGATCTTGGTAAATATCCTACATTTCTTGCTAATGCGACTACATTTTCACGCAAAGTTGCTGAATCGATGAATACTTCATTCGATATCATGTTTGCATTGTATGAAGTTATGTAAGTGTTATATGCTAATACGTCTAAAATGGTTGATAGGTTAGATCCTTCAAAGTCATAGTCGGTAAAATCCGAATTGCTTTGTAAGTAATCTCTAAGAGTTGTCTTAATCTGGTTAAAATCCAGATTCGTAAAATTTATAAGTGACATTTATCGAGTTGGAAGTAACACAAAATCTAATTGTTGCGGTGGAATATCGATTCCTACGATCTCATACTTGACTGTGACGTTCATTTCATTCGCATCCGGATTTGGATTGACTCTAACATCAAATAATTTCACTCTTGGTTCATAATTTATAATCGAACTTCTTATTTCATCACGAATTGCAATCGCAGATACTTCATCTACGTTCTCAAAAAGTGATTCTGACACTCTTGAACCAAATTCTGGATTAAAAAACTTCTCTCCAGGCTGTGTAAAAACAATATTTCTTATCGAACGAGCAATTGCACTCGAATTTTTCAGACCGATGAGGTCATTATTGAGAGGATTAGTCTCAAATGACATACTAACGTCCTTAAAACTCTGACTTACCCGCTGTTGAGGCATTAAAATGTACTTGATCTAACTTATTTATACTAAAAATTCGGGAGTTCTTTCGGTTGTGATTTTTCTTTCGCTGTTTTCCAGAAATAATTGTCATCATTACCAAGGCCATCACGATCATGACCGTTTTCAACCTGATAATATACAGTTGAAACACGGAAATCGGGGTCTTTTGGTTTCTCAGGAGTCAAACTATTATCAAAGATGCGAGTTCTGTTGTTCGGATACAAACAAAATTGCCCATTGTCGAGTTCAATCAGGTTATGAGACTTATGTTCTGATGGATTCTCACTGGTTGAGTAGTCAATCGCATCAGGGTCTTGGTGATAATTATCAATCGTACATATATAAGTGCCCGTTTGCGTTCCATAGTCTCTTGTATAGACCTCATAGTGCATTGAACCAACGAATTGCTTCTGTACAACCGCCACACCATAGTCCATACAATTCCAAAATTGTAAATTATGCAGTTCCATATCAGGGGATGGCTTCTCAGGATCCGAGACGAACGCGGATATTGGTAATTTATCATACATTGCAGCATACTCTGGTAAGTATGTCTCAAAATAAAAAGCACGTCCGGGAATCGACTTAACCGAAACCCAGACACCTTTCACGAATTCACCATGACCACTTTGGTGATC